CCGTGTTGCAGATCCCGATGGTGATTCAGTAAAATTATTACCTGAAAAATCTCTACTTTTTACTGTAAACTTCGCAGCAGGACTACTCGCCGTAGAACCATCAAATGTCAAATCAGGTAATATTCTATTAACCAACATATATTGTTGACCATCACCAATATCAAAATCTGATGATTCTATAAAAGCATTAATAGCTACTGCGCTACCTGTGCTGTAATCATCTAAACCATCTTCATGATTATACAAATATCTATCTGTTCCAGTAGCTTGCGGAAAACTACGCAAACCACTTGCTCTATCATTCCATGCTGTACGGACTAATGTTCCGTAATACCAGATTTGTTGACCATAATTATACACCACATATCGGTCTATTTCTGTCGCACCAGAGGATACGTAAAACCACCAGATCTCTGTTTGACTTCCTATTGAGCCGCCATGAAATTTAAAAGATTGTTGATTATTCATATCATTGAAAACATAATCACGCACACTACATGGGATAGCCTGTATGCGTCCATCATAAGCATAGAAATTTTCTTGCCCCATCCAAAACACAATATCATTTACAGCTACCGCAACATTAGGACCAGCGATACGAATATTATCACCAAGCAAAGATACACCAAAAGTAAATGGCGCACCGATAAACTGCATTGAGTATAGTGATTGATCTGTATAAACCAGTATTTGACGGCTTGTTTGCACAGCCGTAATAATCTCACTGCCTTTTGATAATCGTAAATCACCAGCCGTATTTGTGGCAGTGGGTGTAAAATCAGTTAAGGATTCTTGACTGCCAAACCTAATTAGCATCGGGTCTTGAGCAGTTTGCCCTATATTATTTGTGCCAAAAAAGATTACATGTCTATCAACATCTGATACTAATACTTTACGAGCAATAACAGGTGTATCACTCGCACCTGATAAACTACTTAGTTCAACAGCTCTTGTGCTTACACCATTTGTAGCATCCCAATAATATATTGACCCATCTGCTATATTTAATATTAAATCTTCACCAAAATTATCTGCAGACCAAAGCCTTAATGTTTGTCCAGCTAATGCTCCTGCGGCAGAACCCCATGTAAATCTGCCCCATGTGCCAGCTCCCCATCCTGAACCTAAAACGGTAGTATTTAAGCCTACATCAATTTGAAAAGCACCTGTGCCACTAGAGCCACCTCCAGCTGTGCTACCCGAACTAGCTGATCCTGCTGTTGTAATAGTAAATGTAGTTGTAGACGGAACTGAAGTTATTTCATGTTCTGTATTTAATTGAGCTGCTGTAATACCATCTGTAGTAGTTAATCCAGCTAATGTAACAAAATTGCCTGTAATCGCATTATGGGCCGTGCCTGTAGTGATTGTTACAATACCACTACCGGCTCCTCCAGTAGTATTAACAGGATCAGCGGCAAGGCTTAAAGTTGCTCTAATGGGTGTAATATCATTAAATGTGCCAGCGTTTTCTAAATATGCTTTTTTCTCTGTGCCAATAAATAAAAGGTTTTCTGAAGCAAGTGTTACAAAATCAAATATTTTGCGAGCTGTACCTACGAATTGATTATTACTTACTCGTGTCCAACCGCCTATGTTTTCTGGATAACCAGATCTAAAACGTATTTTATCGCCATCAAACCAACCACCTTCATTAGAGTAGTTTGTACCTTCTCTATTTATTCCGGGTTTGAATTGCAGCTTGCTTAGAGGCATACATTAATCCGCATCTGCTATTGTTAGTTCGCCAGCATCAATTTTGGCTTGAATATCATCAGGCAAATTGTCTCGGTTATCACGAAGCCATTGTTGGAAAGGAGGATGAGTATCGCAACAGTTCGTTTTATTATCTAAAGTTGCGTAAACAATATTACCGTCTTCATCAGTCAAATAAACCTTCCACATTTTAAAACTCCGCTTTAAAAGCTATATAAGCCCCTGTATCTGTGGCGGCTCCCCTACAGAAACCAACGCCCGCCGTAATATGTCCCGCAGTCAAATTGAAAAACACATAACCTACATCTTTTGAATTATAGTTATCAGCAACGATTGTAGGAACTGAGGTGGAAGCTCTATCATTACCAGTCACCCTTACTTCATAATTAGCCGCTGTTCCTGTTGTATCTATTGCAGTAGGATTTGTCCTCATTTGGACAGGGAAAGGTAACTCCACTTGTGCGGCAGCATTAGTGTTACCAAATCCAACTCCAAAAACTTGTGTTACTTTGTAGTAATACCTTTGACACTTGCGAAGCGTAGTGCCGTAGTCCTCATGTTCAAACGGCGTGGCTGTCTGACCAGCTTCAAGTTGAATGCCAGTGATGTACCAATTATTTGCATCACTATCCATACAGTTTACCTGATTAGGAGATGCATAAATATTGCCGCTATTATTTGTGTCTGTACCCCAAGAACCAACTGTAGAAGCTGCCTGAAAATTTGACCCTGCTGCTAATGGGAATATTAATTGAATACCTGCACTATTAGTTGCTTGCCATGTTCCAGAAGTATCACCCGGAATAGTAATGGTTTTCTTTTCCCAAGTGTCTGCTGCACTAACCGTAAACTCCTCAACACGAGTACGACTCTGATCACTATTTCTT